ATAACTTCCAACAGACAAATGCTGAACATATCCAAGATTTGCCCACACCCCTAAAGGCTTGAATTACAGCTCGTTTAGGTGCGTGTTGTATAAAATTTGCCATATCATACTGTACTGGAGTAGGGTCTGGTAAATTTAAATGTTTCCAACATAGGAATAAAAAGTTCCTAAAGTCGTCTTTAATTGGGTGCATATTGCTCCATAGAGCCACGTAGACAGCTTTTGTTAATTAATTTGATCGTCCATAGCCGACTTTAATTCTTCCTCTGAAAATGGCAACTGATTAGCTAGTTTAGCTAACGGACTTTCGACAACAGGCACAGCATCAACATTATTATCTTTTAAAAATTGACGTGCTACGTTTAAGTCTGCTGACTTACATTCAGGGTCGGTTACTCGTTCTAGCAGTTTAGTAGCCAGTAGAGTATGTAACTCGTTTAGTGTATCTTCTTTTTTTGACATTATCTGTTTCTTTCTCGTCTTCTACAAATCGGACACATGTTGTCCAACCATTGATGAAATCTATGAAACATAGCTTCATACCAATTTATTAATCTTCTCATATTTATCTCCCTTTTAGTTTAGAACCATTCTAATTAACAATCCCATTTTCGAAGTGATTTAGATAACCTATCGTCACCTGTATTGTTACTTGGTTTTTGTCGTTTTCTCATTCCACGCATACGTGCACAAAAGCTCTTACGTCTTGATGATTTTTTATCTGTTGTAGGTGCTTTTAAATTGTGCCCTTTGCTTTTATAATAATTTCTACCCTTTTGATTTAAACCACCGTCAGGATTTTGATGTGCTTTAAGTGTCATGTTATTTTAATATTAATTTTTTAATTGATTTCTCACCCATGTATATTTCTGTTTCTGCTTCAGACTTAATACATTGGTATTCTACATTGGCATTATAAACTCTATTAGCAATTCTTTTGCCTTTTAAACAATCAGACATAGTATCTTGTATTCTATGTTCTTTAATTTCACCATTAACAATCATTAATAATGCAATAACCATTTCAGTCATTAGTGAGCTCCATTACCATTAGCTCTTACTTTATCTTTAAGATGTTCAATATCTTCTAATGCTTTATCTAATTGTGTTTTAAGAAATTCTATATTAACTTTATTAGTCATATTCATTTCTTGAGTAGATTGTAATTTCTCTACAGTTTTATATAAATCTTCTAATAAAAAATGTTGTTCTTGGTCAGTAGGTACTTGCTCTGATTTTTTAAGTAAATCATTTTCAAATAATTCTCTTGACGTTTCTAAAGATGTTAATCTTGCTGTAACTTCTGTATATGCAAATACACCCATAGCTACTGCTATAACTATACCAATCATGTTTTTAACTGGCATACTTACTGCTGTATTTTCAGATATTTTCATTTTTTCTTTTTCTTACATTTACATTTTTTACTTATAACTAATGCTTCTATTTTAAATATAACGTCATCTATATAACTAAAAAAAGCATATAAAAATCTATCAATCATTTTTTGTACCCTAATCCTTCTTCTCTATTTTTGTAAAGTTTACGCCATGCCCAAACATTTAATTTACTTGAATAATGGTAAACTAATAGACAAAGCCATTTCATTATTTCTTCTTAATCTTATTCATAGTAGTTACCCCAAATGAAGCTCCTACGATTGTCAAAATGATGTACCAAAACATTGGGTCAGCAAATTCCAAAATTTCCCAACCTCGTTGCATAGTGTCCTGTGTGTATGGAATAAAATGACATGCCATTAAAACTGTAAAGAAAATTACTAACCACTCATCTTTAAAACTATTATCCTGTTGACGTATTTGTTCGACTGATATAGTCTTTGCAGCTTCGATTTCTGCAGCTCTTATAATTTTAGTCTTTTCAGCTTTGTGACTTAAATGTGACGAAACTTTGTTTATCGCCATTTTTGTCAAAGGGTTATTAAATAATTTTAGTAAGTGTATCATTATGCGTATCTGTAAGCTCCTCTATTTTTCTTTCTTGTTGCTACTCTTAAATTTGATCTAGCGTTGTTTTGAGGGTTGCCGTCTTTATGGTCAACGTCTTTACCATCTCCTTTAGACACAGCTCCTTCTGCCATTAATCTTCTTCTAGCTGAATTACGTCTAGCTCTGTTTTTTTTCTGTTGAGCTGTCCCTTGATATTCTCTATATTCTTTTCGGTAATTTCTAGCCATTAAGCCTTAAATCCAGATCGCATATTTTTGTACGCCTTTTTAGAAATCGTACTGTTTTTCTTTGATCTTGAAATACCTTTCTTTTTTCTAGCGTTTATGTTTGCGTATAGTCCTCGTTTTGCCATTTTAGCTTCCTATTGTTGGTTTTTCTTTGCATATAAATTTTATAAAAATCCCATGCTCGTTAATTTGATCTTGTCCTATTTCTTGAATTTTGTTTAGAGCTTCTTGGTGTCCGTTTAGCATACAATTATAAAAATCATTGTAAGCTCCTATCTCATGAGGTTTTAAACAACTACCACTTATTGTGCTACACATAATCATAAATAAAGCTATTGTTTTCATTTTTTATGTTGCCTTCTTTTTGATTTGTTCATAGAGCTCCATTTAATTCTACTAGGGTTTTTTGAAATTGATGTTTTTTTAAAACGTGATCTTGTTTCGTGAGCTTCTTTATTTAATAGCCCTTTAGCTTTAGCCATTCCATTTCCAAAAACCAACTATTGATGCAATTAATGTTGCAAAAAATATTAATACTGAAACAGCACCTTTTCCTTTTGAAACTTCTGTTCTTAATGATTTTACTTCTCGACTTAAATCTTTAATACTTTCTTGAATATGCTTCATTCGTTCAGCACAAAGTTTCTCATGTGATGAAAGTCTAACACCAGTAGCCACATCAGCGTACTGTTTAGGTGTCAATTTTCTAGCCATTAGTATTGTAAGCTAACGCCTCTAATTCTAGCTTCTTTAGAACCACTAGATTGATTAGCAAAAGATATTTTGTATTTTAATTGTGTACCTGCTGTAACAGATAAGTCATTTACTTTAGCCATCTTAATTCCAGAAGCAAAGTCTGGCATAGCTGTCATTGTAGCAGTAGTAAAATTGCTACCATTGTCTGCTGATAATTGTAAAACTATATCTGTGTTTAATGCGTTAGTTCCTGCTTGGTCTTGATAAGTAATAATAGCACCCATTTTAGATGTACTTGATGGTGCTGTGATTACATTGGATATAAAGTTTCCAGTAGCAGAAGTACCAGTTGAAGTTGTTGATAATTCAGAAGTTGGAACAGTACAAGTAGATTGCGTTGGGTCGTATTGTGCTGACTTAGAAATTCTAACATTTGCAAATCTTAAATATCCAGACGCACCATTACTTGATGCGTGTCTTGTTGCGAAAGCTAAATAATCACTTGTAGAATAGTTTAAGTTTTGTGTATTGGCACTTGATGAAACTGCTCGTCTAATACCTTTTACAAACTGAGCCATATTACCAGAACTATCTCTTACAATAGCTACATGACCCCAATCGGTAGCACCTAAATCTGACCATATAAAACCAGTAGACATATAACCAAAGTTTGTAAGTGTACCATTAAAAGTAGCACTTCTACTTGAACCATCTCCTGCCATAGACAAACGATAATTGTTTTCTGATTCTGCCCAGTCAATTATGTATTTGTGTCCACTACCCCAACCAGTACTTAATAATTTTACAAAAAATTCTATGGTAAATGCACCAGTACCAAAGTTTGCCCAACCATTTTGATTAGACCCACCAGTATGGTCTTTTATCCAAAAACCACTATCTGCTGAACTATCTCCCCAAGAATTAGTTTGAAAAGATTTACCAGTAGAAAATGGGTGGTCAGCATTTACTGAAATACCACCATCTCCTTGTGATACTATTTTTGTATCTCCTCTTACACCTATTGCAACTTGACTAGCCATATCACCAGTATTTAAAGCATCTGCATTTACAACGTCCATAACAGTCGCATCACTCGTAGAAGTAATTGATGATACATATTCACTAATATTTCTGTCAGTATTAGTTTCTGTTCCTATTCCAGTATCATCTTGGAATACATCAACAAACCTTGAGTGAGTATTGTAAGAACCTTTGTTTTCGCTAGATGCTTGTCTTAAAACAAGTGTAGAAAT